TGTTTTTTGTGATTTTCTAGCTGTATCAGTAGCTTTTCTCATTTCAGGTTGTTTTAAAGAAGCCATAGCACCTGTTATAAAACTTTGTTTTGATATATCATCTTCAAAATTTTCATTAGCAGCCAACTCGACTGCATATTTAGCTTCTTCATAGCTTAAATTTTGTGTTAAACTATCTAAAATTGGTTTATGATAGGCATCATAAACTATATTCCCATAGTCATCTCTTGCTACTTGTGCTCTATTAAAATAGTTTTCACCTCCAAGCTCATAATTTTTTTCGACAAATTGTTTTCCTAATCCTGCTGCATTATTTATTTGAATTTGCTCATTAAGTTGGTCATATTTATCATTATATTGGGTGTTTAAATTTTTTCTTGCTCCTTCATAATCTGCAAACTCTTGACTATATAGCTGTTCATTTAAAGATGCTGCATTACCTGATATATTTTCTTTTTTGCCAATAGATGACAGTCCTATTGCAATATCATTACCAGCTTTAACTTTTTCTACTAATAATTTATCTAAATTTTCTATATTACTTTGTATACCTTCTAAAGATGCTAATGCTAATTCATGTCTTCTTTTAGCTTCTGTTTCTTTAGCTTCTAGTTCATATTGTTTTTCAGCAACTTCTAATTGAGATGGCTTTCTTAGCTCACCTAATTGTTGTAATACTAATGCTGCTCCTTTCCAATCCATTTTTCCTCCTAATCCTCTATTCCATATTGTTCTAATCCACCAGGATTAAATTTTTTACTTTCACCGCCAAGGTCACCTGAAAGACCTGCAAGTGTGCTTCTTGTAGAAAATATAATATTTTGCATTTCTGCTGATAATCTATCTAATTGTGCTTGTTTATCATCAATAGCTTTTTCTCTTGTAAATGCTTGTCTAGACCTAAATTGAGTTGCCAAATCTCTTCTAGCTCTATCTTGAGTTCCTGAGCCTGCTAGACCTGTTCTGCCAAAAGCTGCAGACATTTTTCTGCTTTGGTCTTCAAATGCCATTCTATCGCTCTGCTGTTGAAGATTTAATCCTTTCATTGCAATACTATCAGGAGATGCTATTCTATCATATTGTTGTTTTAAAAGATTTAATGCTTCTGTAGCTTGTTCTTTAGTAGTACTAGCTACATTTTTCTTAGCACCTTGCTCAGCATCCGAACCTTCATATCTTCCTATTTGTCCCATATTAACTCCTAACGTATGTATATCCTATTTTGTTAAAACCTATTTTATTAAAAAACTTATCAGTTCTATCTAGGTCTATATTAGTAGTGTATTGCAACCAAACTTCATTTACATCATACAGCTTGCCCCACTCTAACCATTCATTAATCAATTTAATACCTAAAGATGAACCTCTTTTTTCTTTTTTAACATATACAAAATACTCAGATAAAAATTTATCATATGAAAAATAATGTGTATCTATAAATCCTAATATCATACCTACCAACTCTTTGCCATCAAAAGCTAAAAACCCACATTTCATTGGATTTTCTATTATATTTTTTGCAAACTTCATAGCTTTTTCTCTATCCCAAGCATTTTTATTAAAAATAGGACTTTCTTTATGTAATTCTTCTCCTAAATTTACTACACTATCTATATCTTTTTCTTGCATATATCTTATCATAAATTAATCTTTGTAGGTTTTACATTTATATTTTGAGGATTACTACCTACACCCATCATGCCTGCTAATGTAGCACCTGCTGCTACAGCTCCTGCTACCCATCCAACAGGATTATAAAAATTAGCTGCTGCTGTTGTTCCTGCTGCACTTGCCAATGTTGCTGTACCTGCTACAGCTCCTGCACCACCTGCTATTTTTTGTGTTGCTGTTGTGTCAGGATTTAATACATCTTTAACTCCTGATGCTATACCTAAAACAGGTGCTGCTTTGCCCAATACTGTTCCTGCTGTTGTCCCTACTGCTTTTGGTGCAACTGTACTTGCAACACTTTCTACACCTTGAGCAATTCCTAAAGCAGATTGTGCTTGAGTTATTCCTGTCTCATCTGTTGAATCTAATCCTCTTATACCGCCTAATATTTGAGATGCACCACCTAATGCTTGAGATGCACTACCTTTACCAGCAACATCAAATGCTCTACTACTTAATGATAAGCCCGAACTTGCTGTACCCAAAGTATCTGTTGAACCTCTTAAAGATTGTATATCTCCAAATGCTCCTATACCTTTTTCTAGATAGTCATCTAAAGGTCCACCATTACTTGCTTTTTTAGGCATTTTACCTGTTTTATTTAATTTAGCTAACAATCCAGGATTTGATTTTTCTAATTTTTTTACTGAAGACTTTCTTATAACGTATTCTCCACCTTCCATTTCTATAGGTTGGTCACCAACTTGTGTTAATATACCACCCTTTGCATGCGAAGGACCAACTAGCTTGCCACCTTTAGATTTTTTAGGAATATCACCTTGATATTTTATAGCATCAGGATTAAAAAGACTTTGATATTTTGGATTTAAAACTAAATCAGGCTCATCAAAAACATCACTCATATCTTTTAATTGCATCATTGCTGCATCATTTCTTGCTTTTTTTCTCATTTCTTTTGCTTTATTTAAATCTTGTTCAAAATTTACATCTAATGCTTTGCTTGCTTCATCATCGCTAAAACCTTGACTTTTTAAATATTCAAATCTTTGAACTTCATTTCTTTTTACTTTATTTCCTTCTTTGTCTTCTATTAAAGGCAAAGGTGCATCTTTTAATTGAGGATTCAAAACTAAATCAGGTTCATATATAAAGTCTTTAGCTCTTTGTAAATATTTTCCTTTAAACAATTCTCCTTCTTTTGGAGGTGCAGTAACATATTTTCTCATTACTTTCTCACCTTCTTGACCTGCAAATATAGTTTCTTCTTTCAATTTATCTGATAAAAATTCATCTCTATAATCTTTTATTTGTTTTAGTCCACCTAAAGCAAACAATATCTTTCCTGTAGTCTCTTCTTTTTTTCTTTGCTCATCTGCCTTAGTAGCTTCTAATTCTGTTAATAATAACCTTAATTGGTCATTAAATTGTCTAGATACATATCCTATCGATTGGTCTGATTTTGGTCCTGTTATTGCCATATTTACTCCTTAAAATCCTATTGCTATAAAGTTTATTGTTTGAGAGCCACTCATACTATTATTCCTATCTATTGTAAATCCTTTTGTATTAAATGATTTAGCATACATTGGATACTGAGCGTCTGCTTTTTGGTTATTTACTATAACTCCTACACACATAGCATTAAATGATTTGCTAAAGTTAACTGTATATTCACTATTATTATCTGTGCTATTTACACCCCATGTAATTTGAAACCCATTACCAAACTTTACATAACCGTTTTTTTGCAAATTCCCTTCAGGTGTTATTGGTTCCCATTTTCTATTTAATTTAATAAATAATTTACTAACTCCATTTACTTTATTTATACGATATTCACCTTCTTCACCCTCACTATTATCTAAATTTGCTTTTTGTGAAAAATTAACTCTAAAACCTTTGCTTTTATTTAGTATTCTTTCAAAACGCGAATCCATTATCTACCACCTTTAAATCTATATACAATAGATATATCATTTACTTTAAAATCTCCAAAGAAATTATTATCAGTATTGTCTCTAGATTCATTATTGGGATTTGAATCTGATAATATAGGTGAAAATGGATTAGAGTTATACATAACAAATTGAAAAGAAAATATATTTTTTAATTTTGATGGTTGTGTAAATTTAAGCTCAACTCTTTTCCATTCACCACTTGTACTTTTAAATCCGTTGTCATTCAAATATTCATTAGACTCAAACTGTCCATTATTACTTAGTATTCTGTATGAAAAACTGCCAGGTTGAGCCATTCTTTGACCTTTGTACCCATTTAACAAAAATATTGGTTTAATTCTAGTGTCATTAAATGCTTTATATGTTATATATAATTTATAAATGTTTTTCTTAGTTGAAGGTTCTCCAAAATCATAATCCTTGCTTTTATAAAGTATTTGATGTTCTTCTGTACTATTTTGAACAAAGTCTCTATTATTATAAAAATCTGTCCATTTACTTAATTTTGCATCTTCGCCTAAACTTTGATGATATAGTATTAATTCATTTTTAGAATTAGTAATAAAATTTGATTTGCCAAAATTAAACCTACTAGGCTCATAAGCTCCAGGATGTAATGTCCAAGCTGCATTTACAAAATCATAAACATATACCCAACCTGTACATTTATCTACACCTCTATCATTTATACTTTTTATTATTATTAACTTATTAGATGCTGCATCATACCCTATACTTGGCATAGAATTTTTTTGGAAATTACCAGCTCCATCAACCATATCTTCAAACTCTGAGTTCATAAATGCTGCCCAACCTAAATATTCATGCCATTTATTAAATTCTTGATAATCACCTTCGTCATCAAATAAAGCATTAAATGGAGCACTTTGCCTTTGTGCATTTGTAGATTCTGCTCCTAAAGGTCTTCCTCTCTTTATTTTAGAATTTATAAGATTTACAACCTCTCTACCATCATAAAAATGACATCCTTCATCATTAATCCAAGCTATTCCATTTGGAGTCTTACAAACTTGTGTATGGTGTCTAACTCCTAAGCCTTGATAAGTATTTTCTATAAAAGCAAAATCTTGAGATACATTTATAATATATAATACATTTCTTTTATATTGTAGTATTCTATCAGAAAATCCTTCTAAGTGTATAATTTCATCTCCATCATAAACAACATCAATTAAGTTTTCTTCAGGAAATACATCAAAAGAACCTACAGGACTTTGTATAATTCTATCATTATATATTCTTTTAATGCTTCCATCATTATTTTGTGTAGCTACATTTCCTATGTATGTTCTGCCATTTAATACTGTTGCAGTTTTGTATTTTGTATAAAAAACATTAAAAGGATTGTATCCTGCTCTAGATTGATATGTTTCTCCTGGCAATATTGATATATATCCACGAGATTGATTAAATCCAAAAGTAAATTTATCGTTATCCAATACCAAAACATTGTCTTGTTCATTCACAGGCATTCCTGGAGTTCTAACCTTGCCTGTTAAAAAATTAATTTCATGACATAAATATAAAAGTCTATCATCTATGCTTTGAGATTGTATATCTGCCATATATATACACATTCCAGTTACTCTTCTATCCCATGTTTGCAAATCTTCATGTTTAAAATTATTATTAGGTTCTATTAAAAACTCTTCATCATCAAATCTATCAGTTTTTCCTAAATAAGCAAATTCAAATGTTACATGCATAGCGTTATCTTGAGTATGATTATATTCCAAAGCTTTTGCTAATCCGTCTGCATCTAGATTTGTATAATCTCTAACTAATACAGGAGATGTTTCTTGTTTTTCATCATAAATATAAGTAACATAAAAATTCCAAGTTTGTTGTAAACTTTCATCTCCATCTAATCCTGGTTTATAACCAACCTCTAAATGTATTTTATTTCCTAAACCACTTCCACCATTAGCTAAAGAATGACTAGAATCATCAAATGCATTTGTTAAATCAACAATACTAGGAACACCGCTACTAACTGTATCATTAGTCCCTACTATTCCTGCAGCTAAAAAAGATGGCTTACTAACAGATTCACTATTTCCAGTTCCAGTTGAAACTCCTGGGTCAATCTCAGGACCCCATATATTATTTGAAACATTTATAAAAGCATTTCCAAAATGCCAATTTTTATATATATAATCAGTAGCTAATGAATTTACAGAAGAGTCTACGCCTAGCTCAGTATATAGTTCTTCAGTTAATTCTTCTACAATATAATTTCTATTACCTAAGCCATCAGTCACTATTGTTTTTCTAAAATATTCATATTGTGTTGGCATAAATACTTTATTAATATTATTTATATTTGCAAAATTTGAATCATATATTCTAATACCATCATCACCTGTATAGTATTTAACTTTTGGACTAGTATCAGTTCCTAAACTAAATTCTTCTATTAAATTTTCATTAAAACTATTTTCACCTGTTGCATCATATGGATGTACATGTATTATTGATTCACTATCTGCCATAAAAATAAAATTAGTTTTTTCTTGGTCAAAGTTTAATAACCTATAATCTGCTGTAAAATAACCTAATCCATGACCAGCCATATCTTCATCTATATTTGTAGTTATTACATTGTCTGTAGGACCTTCAGTTGGTATAGCCTGTCCACCGCCAAGACGCAGAACCCCTTTATCAGAAACATTCCATCCCCACAATATAGCAGATTCATTATCTCTAATATCTCGTGGGTCTGCATCTCTATTAACCCCACCTTCAAAGTTGATTAAATTGACGGTTCTTTTAGCCATTTACTTTAATATTACAGCCTTTACTACAGATTCTACAGATTCGTAAATTGCTTCAATAATTTTACCTTCTGTTTCTTCATTAATGATTGGAATGTTTACATTTTCATTTAACTCTTTAACAATTTTTTCTTTCATCTCATCGTTAAAAATGTAATTAGCTATCATTTCCTTCATATCCATTTATTTGCTCCTTTTTTATGTGTTGATGGTTTACTTCGCAATACGGAGGACAACTATAGTCCCCTAGTTTTTTGCCAAATTCTAAAGCATAATGCATTAATACTGCACATATAACAATAATAATCTCGTCTCGCAATCGCTCATCTACTTTCTCTCCACTCTTTCCATTTGATTCTAATAGCTACCCATATCATCATTATAGGTATAGATATAAAAATAGACTTTATAAATGCCAATATAAAATCCATTATTTGTTCTCCCAATATTTTTCTCTCCACTTTTCTTCAAAACAATTATCTGTAGAATCTACAGGAGTAAGTACCCACTTACCATTCTCTTTATAAAAATCTCTATCTTCCCAGTTACAAAAAAATCCTTCACTACTATATCCAGGTTCAACTCTAGGATATTTACAATTATAATATTCACCTACACCAACTGTAAAGCTAACTGTTACTAACCAGCCTAAAAATAACATTATTTTTTACCTCTTTTCTTCAATGGTTTATCATCTCCCCATAAAGGACTTTCAGGAGTTTGGGACTCCATCTTTACACCATTTCCACCAATTTTAATTTTATTTCTATCCATAGATACTTCCATATCTTTATTTGCTTGGTCTTGTAAATGATGCACTAAATCTTTAGCTACAACAGCTAATGGGTCTTCAGGGGCTGGTGGCACTACCATTCCATTAAGAACATTGATTAAACCTATCGTTATAGTCGAAATAAGACCTGTTACTACAGCTAACTGTGATTCCCCTAGATAATAAGCTGCACCAATAAGCATACAAGCCATTATAAGTATAGTAGGCACACTAAATACACCTACCCAAAACCTAAGCTTATCTATCATAAGTCTTTTGGCTGCTGCTCGTTCTTTTTTCTTTTTTAATATCTCTTCTTTGCTAAGTGACATTTTATCTCCTAATTAAATGCTACTATCTGTAGTTTAGTTTCACTTCCTCTACTACAACTTCTACCATATATTTTTTTAATACAATTTGCAGTACCTGCTGATGCATTACTAAGTTCTCCACTATGAGCTGAATTAATTATGCAATGAACTTTAAAACTAGCATGAGGTGGACATCCATTCAATATAACATGTCCTGTTGGGTCATAATCTATTGTAGCCGAACCACCATTAACCCTTGACATAGAGCCATCACCTTTATCTAGCATTAAATGGTTTGTATTTCCTGATATGCCAATTTTTAAATAATCAGGTGTAGATGTACTTTCTAATGCTGCTGCAACTGCTCCATCTACATTTCCAATAGCAGGAATAATACCTACACCAAACATTGTAGTTCCTGAACTAGGTGCACCTATAGCAACAGCCGAAGTGCTTAATCTAGTTCTTGATGTAAATCTTACATCGCCATCTACTATAGATACTATTGTACCACGAGTAGCCGAATTTGCATCTAAAGCTTCTTGTATTTTTCTTAATACTCCTGTACTAGCACTATCTGCAGGATTTCCTAAAGTCACATCTGATGAATCTGTTGTAAATGCTATAGTATTACCACCACCACCATCAAGTCCAATATTAAATGCATAAGCTGTATTAGTAGCTAAATCAGAATCAGTTGCTGAAGTAACAGCAGCTCCTTTATTTGTAGAATTTGTTATTCCTAATTCTTGATATCCTGCTGCATAAAAATTAATTACATAAGAGCCAGGTACTGCACCTCCTGTTACTGTTTCTCCAAAATGGTCTGTACTTGTAAAAGCTCCATTACCATCTGTTGGTCCTTCTACATTACCACTAACAGTAAAAGATGAATCTACACTATTTAATGCGGCTGCATTAGCTGCGCTTTCAGGTGAGCCTGTAGAATCTTCATTATATATAATAATTCTAGGATTAGGCAATACCATATGGTCACCAGGAGTAATAATAAAACTTAAAAAAGCTTCTCTAGTAAAATTAGAACCAGCAGTTATAGATTCATCTGCATTAGCACCATCATCACGATACTGTGTAGCTTCTATCATAATTTCTGCAGGAACAGCACCTATATTTTGTATCCCTAAATATTTAAAATCATTCATTGCATTACTGCCACCCTTAGCAGCAGGAGTAACATCAATCAAAGTGGATGGAACATCGCCATGCGCTAAATTTACCTCCATATCTACTGCTTCGTTAACATTTGATTTAGATGAAATTGGAGCAAATGTTTTTACTTTTCCTCCTATATTTGCAGATACTTTTCCTGCTATACTTAGTTTAGCCATATTAACTCCTATTTCCGTTTAAAACTTCTCCCCATAAAGAAGTTTTGCCATTAATTATTTGTACTATATGGACTGAAAATAGTCCACTATCATAAAAATCTATTATTGCAAATGCATGAGCCCAATTAGTATCTCTGTGTTGTAACCATTGATTAGCTTCATGGCTCATGTCTTTTAAGCAACCTACACTCCATGCAGATTTAGGTCCATCATGATGAGTTACACTATGTTGTTGTAGGTCATGCCAATGTCCATACATTACATTGCAACCTTTTTTTCTCAAATGATTAGCTGCATGATACTGACCACCAAACTGATGACCATGATAAAAGTGTAACTTTCCTACCTTTAAATATTTACCAAAAGGATAATAGTGATATCCTCTTTTCTTTAGCTTTACTGCTTCTGCAAACTTATAATGCGGAAGATATGGATATTCTTCTACAAACATATTTAACCAATTATCATGATTACCTTCTGTTATATATCTTTCTTTACAATCAACTTTATCTAAAGATTCATCTATTATATCCATACATTCATTGACATCCTGCACTTCTTTATCTAATCCAGGTATAATATGCTCTAATGGAGGTTTCTTTTTTCTTTTCCACTTCCATGCACTAAAACTATTCCACTCTCCAATATCACCTAAATCAATATAAATATTAGGTTTTACCATTTCTATTGCTTGACAAAGAACGCTTATAGATGGTCTATCATGTAAAGGAAAATGTTTATCAGGAGTTACTATTGCTCTTTTAGCTGTTTTCAAATTTCTTTACCTATCAACCATCCTAATCCAGCTGTAATCATAGCTATTATACCTTTCATCCAGCCTAACTGTATTTCATTATTTCTAACTCTACTATTTATTTTTTTAACATCATCTTTTATTTCTGTTACAGTATCAACCATCCAATCTCTATGTTCTTTAGAAAATTTAGATTCATATTCAACAGCAGTTTTAATGTCATTAATTTTATTTGCTAAATCATTATCCATTATTCATTTCCATAAAATGCTTAACAGTACCCTTGCCTAACTCTGTATTGTATACTTTTTTCCAATACTTAGCTTGTGCTTCCATATCTTCTAATTTTGGTATTGGATTTTTATCTCTTCTATAGCAAAGTCTACAAAAAGCTACCTGTAGCGTTATATTTGCCATAACTCTTGTTTCTGCATCATTATCATCATATCCAAGTGCATATAAATCTGTTTTAATTTGTGGTCTATAAGCTACATAATTATCCATTACATCATACATTGTTGCAGGTTCAATTTGAAAAAATCCTATTGCAGGACCACTACCCATTTGCTTTAAATGTTTATAACCTGTTTCAGCCATTCCTGTTCTATAAATCATAGCAGCAGCATCTTCTGAATACATACCAATTTTATATAATGTCCACTCTATAATATCTTTTATTTCTTTCTTCATAGTATCCCTAATGTTTTGTTATATTTTACTTGTCTTGGTCCTCTAATTCTATTGCTAGATGCTGTTCTCATAGCCATTTGAACACACTCTTGATATCTTTTTCTAAAGTATTGAGCCATTCTTAGATTACTAATATCTACTGCTGATTTTTTTTCATAGCCTTTCCATAATACATACATTAATATTGCTTCATGATGCATCTCATCAAACTCAGGCTTATCATCTAACTCACCTAATATAAATTTACCTGATGGAGCAGTACCTGCAGCTTCTTCTCTATCATTTAATACTTCAGCTTTTTTTGTTGCATAAATTCTTATAGTTACAGCTTTATGAGGCGATAAAAATTCACCTTCAGGCTCTATCGCAGGTACAACATCTATTCCAGTTGTAAGAGTATCTTTTTTATATGCTATTGCTATTTGATTTCTTTCAACCCAATATACATATTCTTTTTCTATATTATGTGGATATGTTGGTTGTGCCATTATGTTGTATCCTTAACTCTTGGTTTATTAATTAATCTAGGTATTGTAGTCCCCTTGCCTGTACCGTGGTCATAAATAACTTCTTCTATTTCTATTATATTTTCATTTAAATCATAAAATCTTTTATCTATTACTGTACTTATATCAAATGTTCCTCTGACTAATTTAGTTTGCATACTAAAATCATTTAATGCTCTATTAGCTTCTAATACTATTTGATTATGACCAAGCTCAGGATGATGTTGTTGTACTAATTCTATAAGTTCTTGTAATTTCATTAACTATCTCCTAGCTTTACACCTTCTGATATAAACATAGCTGTGTATTTATCAGTTAATATTTTTTGTTGTATTTGTAATATTTGTATTAAAAATGCATGTCTCTCTATATTGGATTTGTAAGTTTGCTGTTGGTCTGATTGACTTGTTTGGTATGAAGATAGATATGTCTGTATTTTACTTATCTGCATTTGAGCTAATTCTGAATCTTCTTCATCTTCTATATATTCAGCTAAAACTTGAAACCATTTACTATAATCATCAAAATTAGCATCTGTTCCTAAAGGTGTTTCTTCTGCAGTAATGTTTTCCATAGCTGTTAAACTATTAGTAGTTCCATCAACTTGAGGAGAAGTATATCCACTTGTTAATGTTCCTGATAAATTATTTATTTGTCTTTGCAAGTTATGTATACCAGCATAAGTAAGTACATGTTCATAATATTCAGTAGGAAAATTTGCTATATCTGAAGTGCTACTATCAATATTTGTAATTGTATATTCAGGTATTTTTTTATATGATACAGGATTACTTGCATTGGGAGCTGGAATTACAAATAAAGTTCCTGAATCTATATAATATACAGGGTCATAAGCATTATTAGCATAATATATACTATTTTCATTTAATATAGTATATTTACCTTCTTCTGATGATACATACCTGCAAGGGTAATAATTTCCTGTATTTTCTATAGATACTAACTCTGCATCATCTACATATGCTGTATCTGATGTTGTCCCAACAAATACTATTGAAAATATACTTAATGTTGTTGTTGCAGTAAACTCTACAGATAAAGATTGCCATCCTGTAGTTACTATTACGGTATCTGATTGAGCTAATATAGTTAATAAATTAGTTCTTGCTTGTAATACTATAGCTGCTACACTATTACTAGCTGGACCTTTTAAATTTACTGTATATTTATATTTTTTACCTACCTCTGTAGTATGAGCATAATAAGCATAATTTGTTGCACCTGTACAAGTTAATAATAATCCATTAGAACCTGTTTTGGCTGCGCTTGAATGAACAGATATAGAGCCTGGAGTTCCTATATCAGATGAACTATCTAGCCACTCTCCAGATGATACAGATGTTAAGGTTGTTTGTTCTGTTACACTACTTTCAAAACCTGAATTTACTGCGCTTAATAAATTAGAGCTATTAGTTATAGCTTCTTTTTGTCTGTATACACTTACTATATCTCTTTCTGATGTAACAGATACAGATGCAGTAGTAAGTGAATGAGAAGTTGTAAATAAATCTAATTTTTGAGGGTTTACAGCTTTTACACGATTAATAACATCATAGCATCCATCGGTAATAAATGTTTCAATAGCATTATCATCACTACAGTCTCCTGATAAATCTTTTATTCTGTCTAAAAAATTAGTAACTAATGCCATGCCATACCTTATATGTTAATATATTTGTGCTTGTATAATAACCAGGATAATCTATTAATATTTTATATTCTATCATATCCGTTTATTCTCCTGTAAATGTTGATGAAGCTGCTAATGTTTGTGCTTCTGTTTTAGTTAGTACTGAGTTATTAGGATATGCTAAGCTAGCACCTAAACTTGTTATAGCTGATAGTTCACCTGTCAACA